ACGACACGCCGTTCACCGACGCCGACATGGAAGCGCTCGCACGCGAGCAAGTGGCATATGCGCGCGGACTGCCAAGCGCTGAATACGACTGCGGCGGCCGGTTGCTGGTTGCCGAATTGACCCGCGACACGTTGAACGTGCGCACTGTTGCGGATTTGGAGGAGTGATAATGGCAACAGACACACGCAACAGGACAACCGACCATGCGAGTCAATGATCTTCCAGGAATCGACTTCATTTCATGCGACGCCTGTCGTGCGCCGTTTAACCGCGATCATCCGCCAATGGTTATGGGGATTGAATCAAGCGAGGGGGAACTGGTACTCGGCTTGTGCGCCATATGCATGCGCGTCTTGGCTGGCAATGACCATGAGGCAGCCGAGGCTATCTCTAGCAAGGCCGACGCCACCGCGCGCCTGCGTCCGAATCGAATGAGGAAACCGCAAACATGACCACGTAGCTTCAAGAAATCCGACTGTACGGCGAGGCAGGGAAAAAGTTCGGCCGCGTGCACTATGCAGCGCTGGACTCCCATAGCCCGGCCGAGGCCATTAAGTATCTTCGCGCGAACTTCAAGGGGATCGATGCCTATCTCATGGGCGCCAAGGCGCGAGGCATAGGCTTCGCGGTATTTGCAGGCAAGAAGAATCTGGCGCGCGATGAGTTGGACCAGCCAGTCGGGCGTGACGCCATCCGCATCGCGCCAGTTGTGATTGGCAGCAAACGCGGCGGTGTACTGAATGTCATTCTCGGAGCGGTTCTGATTGTTGTTGGCGCGTTAATCGACATCTATGCGCCGGAGTTTTCCGCTGTCGGCACCGCGATGATCAAGATCGGCGAAGCGATGGCGATCGGCGGCATCATCCAGATGCTATCTCCATAGCCCAAAGGCATTAATTCAAAAGACAGCCCCGGCAACACACCGAGCTACGCCTTCAACGGCCCGATCAATACTGAAGCGCAGGGCCATCCAGTGCCGTACTTTGCTGGCGGCCCCATGTGGGTCGGGTCGGCCGTGATCAGCGCCGGTATTTCGGTCGAGGATCATTCACACGCTGCACTCGCGCCCATCTCCGGAGCCGGGTCGCTTGGGTACGGCGGCGACCTGTTCCGCGCGCGGACGGCAGTCCAATGATGAACGGTTCGCGCTGCCCGATGGCGTACGCCTGAACACTCCGGACAAGCCGGCGAGTGTCCGGTTCCAACAATAACCCCGGCAGCCGGGGCGGCGCTGCCATGCGTCGTGACCCGGCAACCTTTTTGGAGATGAACTGATGCCCATGCCACGCAAAAACCCGCCAAAGGACGCACTCGCGCGGATCGAGAAGTACACCCTTGAGCACTACAACACTCACACCATCGCCAAGCTGTTCGGCGTATCGCGTTAGGTGTTCTATCGCTGGCTTAAGGAAAACCCCGAGTTAGCCGAAGCGCGCGAGGCCCAGCTTGGTGTCGAGGAAAAGGAATTGATCGACATGCTTTGGGAAGACGCGAAAAACGGCAGCGCCGTAGCAAAGATTTTCCTGTTGAAGGCGCGCCACCACTACCGCGACAACTCACCCGTCGCCGATCAAACGGCGGTCCAAGTGAACATCACGCTCCCCGGCGCGTCGAAGCTGGACGAATACAAGGCGCGGATCATTGCCGAGCAACCGGAGCTTGTGAAGCGTATCGAACGAGAGGAACGGAATGATGGCATCGACATCGATCGAGCTTAATGAGTTCCAGCAACGGGCGTTGACGATGCCCGAGGAAGTCGACTTGTTCCTGGGCGGCGGACGCGGCGGCGGCAAGTCGTTCGCGCTGGCGTTCCTCGCACTGCGACACGCTGAATAGTACAAAGACCGCGCGCGCATCCTGTATATCCGGCGTACCTATCGCGGCCTTGCCGACTTTGAACTAGTGACGCGCGAACTGTTCGGCGCAGCCTACGGAACGGCTGCCCGCTACAACGCGGCGGAACACGTCTGGAAACTGCCAAACGGTGCTTACGTCGAATTGGGCCAGCTCGAAAGCGCTGGCGACTATGCCAAGTATCAAGGCCGATCCTTTACCTTGTTGCTGGTGGATGAGGCTGGACAATTCCCCACATCGCAATTGCTTGACCTGTTGCGCTCGAACATGCGCGGCCCTGCCGATATGCCGGTGCGCATGGTCATTGCGGCGAACCCCGGCGGTCCCGGTCACTACTGGCTGGCGAAGCGTTTCGTGTTCAAGCAGGCGCCGTGGGTGCCGTTCCTGGAGGAAAAGAGCAAGCGAGAGTGGATTTATTGCCCCAGCACGTTCGCCGGCAACCAATTCATCGACCGCGCGCAGTACGCCGAACAGTTGCGTTCCTCATGCCCGGATGATCCCGAATTGCTGCGGGCGTGGGTTGAGGGCGATTGGGCCGTAGCACGCGGCGCGTACTTCGCGGCCGTGCTGGACGAATCCCGCAACGCGGTTGATCCTTGGCAAGCAATTCCCGAGGGTTGGGAAACGCATCTTGCGCACGACTTCGGATCATCGGCGCCGAGCGTGACGTACATCGTCGCGAAGTCACCGGGCGATACCGTGGGCGGCCGTTACTTCCCGCGCGGCTCGCTGGTGCTGGTGGACGAACTTGCGACCGTGAAAGGCGAGGACTTGAATACGGGGCTTGGGTGGACCGTTCCGGTACTCGCCGAGGAAATCCGCGCCATGTGCGCACGCTGGCACGTACAGGCACGCGGCTGCGCGGATGACGCGATCTTTGCGTAGAGCGGGCATGCATCCGGTTCCATCGCCGACGAGTTCAGGCAAGCGCGCGTGCATTTCTACCCGGCGCAAAAGGCCGGACGGGTTGCGGGCTGGCAAAAGATGAAGCGGCTACTACAGGACGCGGGCAAGCCCGACAAGCCGGGCCTGTACGTGAGCCGTGCATGCGCCTACTGGTGGGCAACCGTGCCCTACCTGGCGCGCGACACGAAGCGTGTCGAGGACGTGGATAGCTCCGGGCCGGATCATGGCGCGGATGCATGCCGCTATGGACTCAGCGAAACGCCGAAGGCCTAGGCGTTCCAGTTGCGGCTGTGATGCCGTCTGGCTTTGTCAGAGTGAGTCCACCCGAAATTCGCCGACAGCGGTGTTCCAAGCATTTGCCGCAACCGGATTGTTTTCATCGAATCCGATAGGTTCGTCGGTGTAGCTCACTCTTGCGGAAATGTATGCCATCCAAGCGATGTACAGTTTTCTGGCTGCCGCCGCCTGACTCGGATTAGCCGCTGCTTTGTACGCAAGATATGTTGACTGCGCGTCCGCTTGCGCCTTTTTGTATGCTGCCACGGTGGCATCGGTATCTGCCTTGTCGTATGGCACGCCTTCGATGCTGTGCAGCTCAATCATGCGCCGGCATTCCTGTGTACCCATGCCGACGCATGCAACACGATCATCCATGTGTTGCTTCAGGACGGCATTGGAGTGATTTTCGTATTCCGTAATCTGCGCCGACTGCAAAACCTGGATGTCGTTCATCAAGCTACCGAGGAGGTCCGGAAGCTGGGCGGGAGCTGTGGCGACGGAGGTCTTAGCAGGGTGCCGGTGATGGGTGGCTGCGATGCTCGGAGCGCCGAACGTGAATACGATTGATATGAATGCGGCGGCCGTGATTTTCTTGACGTTCATGAGTTTGTCCCCTAATCGAGTTTGTAACCGTTAGCGACGTCAGCGCGATAGCTTAACCCGCTAGCCGCGATCCTCCGGCCACGGCAGCGACGCCAGTGGCGTGAAGCGCGGGACGTCCGCGTGACCGGGCGGTTCACGCATCAAGAGCGCAGTGACCTTGATGCGATCCCACAGACCAAGCTCGCGCACGCTTGCGCCATTTCCGATCCCATAACCGCCGGCACGCCATGCAAGCGCGCCCGTTTGCCCATCTATTGTGATCGCGCCGAAGTAGCGCCAATCGTGTTCACGCATCGGCGTCGGCAGCGGTTCCGCGTACGCGCGCCAATCGGCGAGCAAGTCGAGTGTGACAACACGCTCGCGTTCGGCTTTGGTGGGGCGGCGGCGTGACATGTGGCAATTATGGATGCAGCACGCTCAAGAGTTGAGACGCGCCGGGACTTACATCGGTTAGCTCACCATCCTTGGCGTCCCTGACGGCCCGGCGCGCAATCCATGATCGCGTCATGCAACGTGGCGCGGTATCGGCGCAAGGCTCGTCGTCGTGTAGGGAAATGCCTACACGAATCGCACTCGCAGAATGGGGTAATTTTGGTGGTACACGCATCCCGAGACGCTGAATTGTTCGCGCGTTTTCAATGCGTTACACCATCTATTTGATTGCCTTCCGCCCACCAATTCGACGATTGCAGGCCGAATCTCGTGCATCGGGGCGTGTTTCCGTGGCCCGGTGCCCGTTCCGCACGGTT